ACCTTTGATAACACAGGTGTAATGATAGCTGGAACTGCCGCCGCCACAACTTTCTCCGGCTCCGGTGCATCCCTAACCGCAATCCCTGAATCTGGTGTGACTAACCTGACCACTGATTTAGCGGGAAAACAAGCCGCGGACGCAACTTTGACGGCTTTAGCTGCCTATAATACCAATGGGATAGTCTCTCAAACTGCTGCCGATACCTTTGTGGGACGCACAATCACCGCCGGAGCAGGTGTGACGGTAACTAATGGTGACGGAGTTGCAGGGAACCCCACTATCATGTCACTCGGTTATACGATTATGGCTGAGGGCGGCTCGGCACTGTCGCCGGCCGACGCTACTACTTACTACATTGGTTCACTTTCAGCGGCCGGGGCATCGAGCAGCGCAGGTCAACGACGGCTGTTTATTCCACAAACAGGAGTCATTAAAGCCTGTTATCTATACTTCCTAACTTCAACTATCCTCGGTACTACCGAAACCTCTACTGTATCTATTCGACTGAATAATACTACTGATACTACTGTGTCGGCAGTTGTCACCAATGATGTTCAATCTAAAGCGTTCAATAACTCTGCCTTGAATATCGCCGTCACTGCCGGGGACTATATCGAAGTGAAATGGGTAACACCGACCTGGGCCACCAACCCAACTGGCGTACGGCATACGGCTATGATTTATATAGAGCCGAGTTAACCCCTAACCCTTAAAACAGTTATACCCGCCGTTTGCGGAGCCTGGGGCAGCTTCAGGCAGCATTTTCTGGTAGACGACTCAGGGCGCGTAGGCAGTAGAACATTGATATGGTAGACATATTTTATGTTACAATTCGGACATATGTCATTTCCGACTAATCTTGATAACATTCCACAACCTGGCAGTGGAGATATTACAACCTCTCCGAGTCATGCCGGTACCCATGACCTCGAAATTACTGCTATACAGGCTGTTGAGGCAAAAGTAGGAATTGGTGCAAGTACACCTGTTGCGAGTACTTTGCTTAGGGGTACTGGTACGGGTACATCTGCCTACGCACAAGCTAACCTGACGACAGATGTAACGGGTACTTTGCCGGTTGCTAATGGCGGTAGTGGCGTGACTAGTTCTACTGGTACAGGGAATGTGGTGTTGAGTGGTACGCCAACTATTAACGCACCAACTATTACGGGTACAATGGCCGCAAGTGTGATTAACGCCTCTAGTAACGCTACTATTGGGGGTACGCTGGGAGTTACGGGAGCTACTACATTGAGTGGTCTACTGACCGTCCCAACAGGTATAGCCGCTTCTGCATTTGCGCTCAACATGAAAAGTGCCACAAATACGGGTACTACCATAATTACTGGCGAACAAGACCTTGCAGCCCAAGGTTTAACGCTGAGTTTTATGGTTGCGAGTAATTGTAATGCTCTAGTTACTGTAAGTTTAGGTATTTCTTCGTCACAGGACTTTGAATTCAGGCCAGAGATAAGGCTAGGTGGTAGTATTGTCCAAACATTGTCGCCTGTCGCAACAAATAGTAATAATTCAGCGACTAGAGCCTGTGTTCGTGGATTCACCTACGTTGTTGCTTTAACTACTGGTGTCAACGTACTTTCTGCTGGTGTGTTTGTTTCTGCAGCTTCTGGTCTATCTATGGCTGTTGGCGGCGGTACGATATCAGCTCTTGTCCTTGGACAGGTAACGGCATAATGATTAACTATAAGGACATAAAATGCTAACTTTCACCCAAGCTTATAAACGAGCAGCTGACATGGCTGGTGTCAGTACCACTACTAACAGTCTTGCGTTGACAAACATTAAAGCAGACATCAACCAAGCCTTGCGTATATTCAAGAACGCATCACGGCGTTACTGGTCACGTAAGGAAGTTACGACTAGTCTGGTAGCCTCACAAGCTCGCTACACCTTTCCGCAGGACATGATACGCATAACTACTGTTAAGGTAACAAATGGCGGTCTGACGCTTCCTGTGACGCTCATAGACAGCGAAGAGATGTGGAACAGGTTGACACTCGTGCCTGCTATGACAGTCGGTATACCGACTATGGGATTCGTACGGGGTAACAATGAGCTGGAACTTTATCCTGTACCGTCTACAACTACGGCTAATGGTCTGATAGTCAGCTACGAGCCACGGCTGAAAGACATGAGCATTGACGACGCTACCCCAGCAATTACTGTGACTAATGGCTCAATTACTGTGACTAATGGCTCAGTAACCGTGGCCGCCGCTACTAACCTCTTCAATGCCAATATGGTCGGCATGAGCTTACAAGTTACTGATGGTAGCGATGGCAACTGGTACCCGATTGTCGGCTACACCAGTCCAACAGCTATTACACTAGAGAATGTCTACCAAGGTGCTAGCTCAACAGGAGTAGCTAGTCTGATTGGTCAGGTGCCGGATATCCCCGAAGATTACCACCTAGCACTTGTATACTTCGCTGCTTACAACTATTACCTGAAACGCAAGGATGCTGGTACGGCTTCCGGCTACAAGGCACTGTATGAAGACCTGTTGACGCAGTACAAGGAAGTATATGCTGCTAAGAGTACCGGCCAAATTCTGGCTGACGTCAGCGATTTCAGTTATAACACTTT